GAATAATAAATTCCATTTGCAGTTGCTGCTGCAACAACTTGATATTGACCATTGGCTGACATAGCACATGCACTATATCCTGTTGCAGGCAATGAAGTTGCTATCCAGTTCTTTCCAAACGTATTATAATCTAGAGCTGGAGTAGCTGATACCATAGCTGAATTATCTGCAAACATGTATGCTGAACTACGAACTGTTCCTACAACATCTACAGGATACTGTGGAACATATGAAGCGATTCCAGCCGTGGCTCCACCACTAGTTGTTTGAAGATAAGATGTTCCTGTCGGCCCAATACCCACATATCCTTGAGAATATGTTATGGCATTATTATAAGGACCAATTGATCCTGTTGCAGACCAGAGTGTTGGCCCTGTTGGACCAGTATTACCTGTTGGACCAGTATTTCCAAAAGATGAACCATTTACACATGCAATAGATGAAAATAATAATAAATTAGAATATGCAACATTACTTGAAATAGTAGAACCTATTAGAGTTGAATAATTCATATATTGTACATTCGTTGTAGATACGATTAAAGTAGATACTGTTAGAGTGGAATTGAAGAATCCTGTATTTGCGGCTATCGTTGAAATTGCTATAGTAGATGCAATAATAGATGAACCAGTCAATGTAGAGAATTTGTCCAGAGCTAAACTGGATACACTGATATTCGCTGCAATAATAGATGATACTGTTAACGTTGAGGTTATAAATCCCGTATTAACAGTTATCGTTGAAAATGCAACGGTTGATCCTACAATAGATGTTCCTGATAATGTAGATACTATTAGAGTAGAATTGACGATTCCTGTATTAGCTAAAAGAGTAGATGCAGTTAGAGTAGAGTTGAAGAATCCTGTATTTGCGGCTATTGTTGAAATTGCAACAGTGGATGCAATAATAGATGAACCCGTCAATGTAGAGAATTTGTCCAGAGCTAAACTAGATACACTGATATTCGCCGCAATAATGGATGACACTGTTAGCGTAGAGGTTATGAATCCTGTATTTGCAACTAATGTTGAACCTCTTAGTGTACTAAATAAGATATTTTGTGCATTAACTGTTGATAAATTATTCAATACTGCTGTCAGTGTTGTTATATTTGCGGTATTTGTTGTTAAAGTGGAACCTGTTAAGGATGAGTAATTTATAAACTGTACATTTGTGGTAGATATATTCGATACATTATTTGTTATCGTGGATCCTGATAGAGTCGAGTAATTCATAAACTGTACATTAACTGTTGATACATTCTGTACATTATTTGTTATGGTAGATCCTGATAGGGTCGAGTAATTTACGAACTGTATATTTGCGGTAGATATATTCGATACATTATTCGTTATTGTTGACCCAGTTAAAGATGAGTAATTTACAAACTGTACATTAACTGTCGATACATTCGATACATTATTAAATATTGTGGATCCTGATAGGGTAGAATAATTTACGAACTGTACATTAACAGTCGATACATTTGATACATTATTGGTCAAAGTGGATCCTATTAAAGAGGAATAGTTCATATTCTGTACATTTGCTGTCGATATATTTGCCATCGATACATTCGATACATTATTGGTCAAGGTGGATCCTATTAAAGAGGAATAGTTCACATTCTGTACATTCAATGATGATATCTTTGCAGTGTTAGCCATTATTGTGGATCCAGATAACGTTGAGTAATTCACATTCTGTACATTGATAGTTGATACATTCGATACATTATTGGATATTGTGGATCCATATAACGTTGAGTAATTCATATTCTGTACATTCGCTGTCGATACATTCGCAGTATTCAATACAGCTGTAGAGATGTTAACATTTGATGCAGATATAGTACTTAATACAACTATATTATTTGCTGTAAATGTATTATTCAATGTGCTTGAATAAACAACTTCTTTATTGAAGGTATCATACATTAGCAAAGTCCCTGTTATCAAATTGCGAATAGGGGCAATATATAGAGCATTTGGAGCAACGCCTGATAATGATGAACCTGTTGCATTAATTACAATGGATGAAGCAGGTTGTGAAATAATACCTGCTTGATATCCTATTGCAATGGCAGTTGCACCTTGTAGAGTGGAACCCGCTGCTGTTCCTAACGAAACAGCATTTATACCACCATAAAATGATGCCATTATATCTATTAATATTTTTTTATAATTATTTTAGATATTCAAACGAACAAACATGGAATTTTTCAGAGCTATTTTTAAACTGATTCATAATATGCTATATCATAATCATTTTATGAATCCGGAACCTATTATGATATAAGGTTGATATATCTAACCAATTTGAATAATTGAAAGTATACATCCAACTGTAAGTCCAGATGTTAGCGTACATGCATCATTTGGTGTATTAATAACCAATGTTATACCACCAACTGGGGCTAATAGCTGATTACCATTAACAATATATCCAGTATTTGTTACTACTGCCATACCACCTGATTGACCATTTACCAATCCATCTGGATAATAAGTTAATAAAAATACACCGCCTGTATTAAAACTAAATATAACTGAAGTATTGACAGGTATACTATAACTTTCTACTTTCATACCACGACTCGGATTTGATGAACCATTTATACATGTTCTATTTATATAAGTATTTGTTCCATTTGTTATGTTTATTATACCTGATGCTGTTAAACCATTTCCAATTGTAATTTCATTATTAACAGAAACCGAAGATGCAGATGCACCCGAACCTATACATATATTTTGATAACCTGTTGTAAGAGCATTACCTGCATTATATCCTAATAATGTATTATTATAACCTGTTGTTATTTGATAACCAGCTTGATAGCCCATAACAGTATTAGTAGATACATTACTATTACCTCTACCAATTGTTATATTATTGATATTAATATCTCCATTTACATGAAATAGTGATACAGGTATAATCGTTCCAATTCCAACATATCCAGCTCCAGTTATATTTAATCCATTTATACCATTATATGTACCAATTGACATATAATTTGCGGCACTACCAATCCCTACGTGATTATATACTATTTGAAAAGCATTATAAGTTGATGTCGCTTGACCTATTATAATACCATGAGTAGTTGTTGTGGGTACAATTGATGCGAATATATTTGGTGCTAATAATGATAAGGATGGTGTTGGATTAACACTTGTATTTGATACATTAATAGGGCCAGTTAATAATGATGTTGTTGATTGTAATGCATTTACTGCACCTACAGGAACTGCTAGTAGGTATTGACCATTTGCTGACATTGCAGACCCATACCAATTTTGTGTTGATAAATATGATGATTGAGTCCAAGTTTGTCCATTATTTATAGAATAATATAGATAATTTCCTGAATTTGCAGTTCCTGCAATGGCATATTGTCCAGATGCTGATATAGATACTATTGTTGTATTTGCTGGACTACCAGGTGATGCCGTCCAGTTTTGCCCATAATTAGATGAATAATATAATCCTGCAGTATATACTGCCAGACAAGCATACTGCCCAGATGCTGACATTGTTAGTGTCCATAATTGAGTACTTGATGGAGCACCTGTCGCGGTTGCCCAGTTAGCTCCATAATCAGATGAATAATAACAAGTTGCACCTGCACTATTTGCACCTGCTAATTGATATTGTCCAGAAGCGGACATTGTAACTGACTTCCATATATAGGTTGAACCCACCAAAGTCCATGATAATCCATAATTTGCCGATCTATGTATTTGACTTGATACTTCACATAATGCAGTAATATACTGTCCAGAAGCTGATATTGCTATACGTCCTGAAACACCTGAAAGTGCTCTTGATGTAGTTGTCCATGTTTGCCCATAGTTAGATGATATATATATATTAAAAGGACTTGCATTTGCACATGCAACTGCATATTGTCCAGAAGAAGACATTGCTATACCAAAAAATACTAGACCAGGCGATAGTATCCATGTTTGTCCATAATTAGATGAGTAGTATATACCTCCAGTATTTAATGTAGCAACTTGATACTGTCCAGATGCCGACATTGCACATCCACCATATCCAGATGCAGGTAATGAACTTACAGTCCAGTTCTGTCCAAACTGCGTATAATCTACGTTTGTTATAGTTGCTGCAATAGATACAATACCAGATGCATTTAAGGTACTTGCTGTTATTATTGATGTTATTGCAAGTGTATTTGATGAAATAGTTGAACCTGTCAAGGTTGAATATGCTAAGAATTGAGTATTTATGGATGAACCCGTCAAGGTTAAATAGTTAATAGATCGCGATGTAATTGTACTTACATTCAAAGTGGATGCTATTGCAAGCGTATTCGTTGAAATGGTAGATCCAAATGCGGTTGAAAAATTAACAAACTGTGTTGTAGCAGTCGATATATTCAAGGTTGATACTGTCAATGTAGATGTAACCGCGAGCATATTCGTTGAAATACTGGATCCAAATGCAGTTGAAAAATTAACAAACTGCGTGTTCATAGTCGATGCATTCAAGGTTGATACCATCATAGTAGATGTTATCGCAAGCGTATTCGTTGAAATGGTAGATCCAAATGCGGTTGAAAAATTAACAAACTGTGTTGTAGCAGTTGATGCATTCAAGGTTGATACCATCATAGTAGATGTTATCGCAAGCGTATTAGTTGAAATGCTGGATCCAAATGCAGTTGAAAAATTAACAAACTGCGTGTTCATAGTCGATGCATTCAAGGTGGATACCATCATAGTAGATGTTATTGCAAGAGTATTTGTTGAAATTGTGGAACCAATCAATGTTGAATAGTTAATAAACTGCGTTGTTATAGTTGATGCATTCATTGTAGATACAGTCATACGATTTACATTTAATGTACTAATATTTGAAGAAAATGCATTTAATGTGGAAATATTAATTGTAGATGTATTTATACTACTTGCATTTAATGTAGTTGTATTTGCGGTACTCGCATTTATTGTAGATACCATTATATTACTTAAAATTAATGTACTTAATAAATTAAAAGTATTTGAAGTAATTGTAGATGCTGTTATGGATGAAATATAAATAGCATTGCTCGGCGCTAATTTACCACCTACTGTTGTTATTAGTACACAATTACTAGATATAGGAACTTCATATTTACTTAGCAGATATGTATTATTACTAGTATCATCATTATACGTTCTGATTACAAGAGGTCCACTGTTTATTCCACGAACACCGTTATTCTGTTGATATCGGTCTGATGCAGGTGTAGACATCTTCTAGAAACAATGGAGATTTGTAATATGTCAATATAAAGCGAACATTCCGGATGAGTAAACAGAATGACAGCTGGAGGTGGACTCTTGCAACTTGTTGCAACAGGAAAACAAGATGCTTTCCTTACAGGCAATCCACAAATTACATTTTTTAGAATGGTATATCGGAGACATGCCAATTATGCCATTGAATCACAATCTATGTTTTTTGACGGTAGCGCCAATTTTGGACAACGTGTCACATGCCTTATTCCACGTCGTGGAGACTTACTTGGCCGTGTCTATCTTGATATCACTCTACCTCCTATTAAGGATGCTTCTGGTAATGTCTTATCCTATACAAATGCAGTCGGTCATGCCATTATCCAGGAAGTAACATTAGAAATTGGAGAACAGGAAATTGATAAACAGACAGGCGAATGGATGGAAATCTGGACACAGTATACAACACCTGCATCACAACGCGATGCACTCGATCAACTAATTGGACGTCAACCGCAATATGATAATATTAATATTATCCCTGGACCATGCGGTCTACAGCTTTTGATTCCTCTGCAGTTTTTCTTTTGCAATAACCCAGGTCTATATTTACCACTCATTGCCTTACAATATTCACCTATTCGTATTAATATTACATTACGTCCACTCAATCAATTGTTTTGGATCCAACCCCCCGCAGGTGATCAAAGTCAGTGGAATCCTGCACTTAATACATCTGTTGCATGCACTGCTCCCATTGTTAATATGAATCTCTGGGGCGATTATGTCTATTTAGATGTGGAGGAGCGTCGTCTATTTGTCAGTAAATCGCATGAATACATTATTGAACAAGTACAATATACACCGCCTTATGCAATTTCTGCAAAACAAACGAGTGCAACTATTTCCGTTGATTTTAATCATCCTCTTAAAGAATTTATGTTTGTTATTCGTCGTGATGAAATGGTAAATCGCAATGAATGGTTTAATTACAGCAGTTTAGCAATTGGAGAATCCATCTTGTCCGCACCAGGCATCAGTATTATTGGACCTGATGCAAGTGCCATTGCTACTGGTCGTTCAACTGTACCAAATCCTAGTACAAATTCACAGATAAATTCATATAATTCATTACGTACTGATTTACTTTCAACGGCCACTTTACAATTAGATGGCTATGATCGTTTTATGCCACGTACCGCTCCATATTTCCGTATACAACAGCCATATGACCATCATACTACTACTCCGGTTAATGCATACATTTACAACTATTCATTTGCATTACGTCCCGAAGACATCCAGCCAACAGGTTCAATGAATGCAAGTAGAATTGATAGTATTATATGGCAACTTCAATTGAATAATACATTACTCATGCCAACAACGGTTCCTGGTTATACAACAAAGTATCCTGCACGAGGCAATTGTCATGTTGTTATTTATGGGCATAATTACAATGTATTTCGTGTCATTAATGGTTTTGGAGGACTCTTGTTTACCATATAATTTTTTTATTATAACTGTTAAAAAATGGAGTTTTTTTCTAAAAAGTCTTAGTAATGGCATCAGCCGCATCAGCCGTCTCCCAACTCAAATACTGGCGTGAAGGAGATGAACCCTCTAATACAAATAAAAATGAGGGAAAAGATGGAGCAACGTATTTGTCATATAATGTATTTCTTATTTTATCACTATTTGGTGGATTCTTTGCATTAGACCATCTATATTTACGCTCACCTTTGACATTTGTTGCTAAATTTGCAGTTAATCTATTATTCTTTGGTGTCTGGTGGGCATGGGATGCAGCTCAAGCACTATTTAATGAACCTGCTGTACGTATTTACGGTCTTAGTATTCCTGGTTTTGGCCCGAAAGCCATTGGTGCTGGTGTATTAGCACAGGAAATTCCTGATAAAAAACATTTGCGCTTCTTTACATATGCAATTGCTCTTATTTTTGGAGGGCTAATAGGATTGGATTCATTCCTTGTCGGTCAAACCGAATTTGGATTATTTCGTTTGATCTGCACAATTACAATTATATTTATGCCTATATCAATCTTTGAATGGTTCTATAAAATGTATAAGTTCTTTTTTAATACAAAAGATGCTGTAAATGAACATTCTGGCTATTTTGGCGCAGTTGGTGGTTCTTCCACTCTATCTAATTGGTTTTATCGCATATTACAAAACATTCTTGGGCCTGTTATTACACCCGTTACTGCAACAATTGATAAAGGCTTAGATGCATATACCAAAACACTCGGTGTAGTGGATACCACTCTGAAAACTGGCTCAGATATTATAAGTGGTGTGGGTAAACTTGTGGATGCTGCGAGTAAGGCATCAGTCGCATTACCTGGTCCGTCTCTATATTCTGCCATTACTACACCTGCATTGGAAGCGGCGAAGGCGAAGGTTATAGGCGGTTCAAGTATTAGTGAGTCAAAAAGTGATAATAATCTAAAGCTTTTACCATATACATTGGTAGGAACAGTCTTCTTGATTATTTCATCAGGACTCTATAAAAACTTTTTTAATGTCACTTCCACACTCAAAAAAGATGATGTCCCTCCAAAACCATGAGGAATTTGAAACACTTCTTTCTAGAAAATATCCCATTGCAATGGTTAAATTTGGTGCAACTTGGTGTGGTCCTTGCAAACGTATTGATAAAGATATGTTGCTCGGTCTAAGTGATAAGATTGTATGGTATGAATGTGATTTGGATGAAAATGAAGAAACTCCTGCATATTGTGGTGTATCGACGATTCCCTGTTTTCTTGCAGTTGTAAATGGTGTTCCTCAGCCACTATTTCAATCATCTGATACGCGTCAGGTCGTTACTTGGATGCAAGGCGGGTTTAAGCCTTTAAAATAGTATGTCCATAGGCAGTCCCCATTTGTGCTTAACAAATGTGCAAACAGATGGGTTTTATTTCTTATTATAATTATTGCATTAGATGCATTTATTATAATATACAACAATATATTAATTAGCAAATTGAAGTCGCCCACGTCCATTTCCAACCAAATATACATTCCATGAATCTGTATAGACTCGCATTTCTGCCTTTCTTGCACCTAAATACAAATTGGGTGTAATATTTGCTAACTGGATATACATTGTTGGTCGATCAGCCGTTGTAAAATTCACAGTTCCCTCAGGAGTTCTAGGCGCAGGATAAATAGTACCATACATGTCTCCTAAAGACCATGACATAGATCCAATTCCATTTGAATATTTTTCATGTTTTGCAACAGGAACAATCTGATTCCACAGAGATGCATCATACGCGTCTTCTCGCTCTTTCCCCGCAATATTCAGTTTGATTTCATAGTAAAACTGCCCATAAGGTACAGTATATGTCTGTGTCATTGAGGTTGGATTTGTGTTAAAATAATCATTATACAGAACATCTAGACGATTCTGGTCAAGTGTATTATAATTCCTAAAAAACCAATAAATACGTTCTGTAGGATGTCGTCCATCAATATAACGAGTAGTAATTGCTTGCCCACCTTTATCCAAAGGAATAAAATCTAACTCACCAAATGTAAACTTATTCTCGAACTGCTTTCTAAACGGTATTTCAATCTGAGTTGAACGTAGCTCTTCTTGATCTTCTGGAGAAATATAGTGCTGAACAGTACTGAGAAGAATCATAGGTTGTCCAATATCTACCAAGGGTTTTGGGCAAAATGTAATTGTACCGTCAGGATATGTAATGATGAAGTCTGGTATAGCCCATGGTGCAGGTTTTCTTCCATATATATCGGTTGATACAATAAGATCTTCCAATTTTCTCAGTATCCCCTTAATCCGAAATGTCTGTGATGGAAGTGCAACGAGAGGAAATCCAGAATCTTTTGGACACTGCATTCCTGGGAGTGGCAGATACACTCTAAGATGCCCTGGAGTAGCACGCATTTGTAATGCACGAATACCCATGGAGGTTGTATCATTTGAATCGCCTGTAATACCTGCAAGTTTCGTTGCTAAATGACTACTATTCCATGAACCTTGTGTGAGTTGCCTAACATATAGTCCATCTCCACTCCATTCTTGAATAAGCATCTGATCTTGATAGAGTTGTATGGATTCAAATAAAAAATAACCTACCCCGTTAACATATCCATACGATGTATTTGTATTTACAGCAGTAATAGGGAATAAATTATTAGCAACAGATGGATCTATGGGTTGTCCGTCAAGTGATGTTGGTAAAGGCGGTAACCAAGTTGGCAAGTCAATTTCGAGAGCACATTCTGTCATGATATCTCCAAATGTATCAATTTCTACTTCAAATGAACCTCCAAAGTTAGTACTTGATATAGGGACGGCTGTACGACGCTCTGCTAAATGTGGTGCGGAAGACCCGTATCGTGCATCATAAGGAAAAATACTGTTCTTTTCGTCTTTTACGAAATAATTATCTTTGACACCGCGTGCAACAAGTTCAAAAAGTGCTCCTTGACCACTTGATTGATTGATGACAGCCATTCTGATTAGATGGAGGGTTTTAGGTTTTAAATAGTGGGTATAGGTAGATAAAAATGACGTATAATCCTCTACCTGATACTATTAAACCTAATAATCATAATAATTACCAGCTTCTTCCTGAGAATAATAAAAAGTCTATCAACAGTGAAAAATATGAAGAATATATTAAAAGTAATGATTTATTTACATTTATAGATTTATATTTTTTAAACGCATTGTTAGATGATTTGAGTGTTATAAAAAATCAGAGGCATGTAGATCGTATAATAAAAAATAAATATGATATAGAAATATATAGTAGCCAAATAAGAAGAGACCCTAAAATGAGTATTTTATCAGATAAATCAATTTTCTATAACGGTAGAGGTTTAAAAAAAATCACAGATATGAAAAATAAAATAACAACATTATTTGAAAATCCACTTAAATATACCGATAATAAGTTATATAATTTGGAACATATTGAAATGTCTAACAACAATGCATCTAACAAAAATGCAGTATTAACATATAAAAACAAAGAATCCAAAATAAAAATTACATTAAATGAAAATAAGACTATTAAAATAGAAAAAGAAGGTCGTGGCATTCTTGGCTATAAAAGTTGGTTTTCAGGCGGTAAATCAAGACGCTCTAAGAAAATTGCAAAAAAACGTCATACAAGAAAGCGCAGAAACTAAACATAAACAATCTGATCCTATCTAACTCTAGATGGATATTCAAGCACTTCAACGATTCTCAGCAGGTTCTGCCAATGATGATACCCATAAACATCTGTGGGTTGAAGGAGCCAGCCAGTTTATTCCACAACTGAATCAACTTCTTACTCATACTAGATATGTACCTACCATTCTACCTATTGCACATTTTCTCAATGCAAATCATACAGAAGCCAATGCATGGGTACTTGGTAATATCTTGAAATGTCATTTATCAGATAAATCAACAACACATTCCTATCATATTATGTATTCTTATATTTTTAATGAACTTGGAAAAGAAGCCCCTTTAAAACTCTTAGAGATTGGTCTCGGTACAAACAATCCTGTTCTAGTTTCTTCTATGGGTTCTACAGGTCGGCCTGGTGCTTCTCTTTATGCTTTTAGAGAGTATCTCCCAAATGCATCCCTATATGGCGGTGATATTGACCAAAATATTTTATTTGAATGTGAGCGTATTACAACGCGTTATGTGGATCAGATGAAACAGAATACGCTGGAAGTGTTTGATGGACTATATGATGTTATCATTGATGATGGATTGCATTCTATTGGAGCGAATTTTAATACACTTCTATTTGCACTTAAGCACTTGAAAGTTGGTGGATGGTTTATTGTAGAAGACATTCAGTTAATTAGTAATTTTAATGTAATTGAATTTATATTACATTCTACAGGGAAATATAATACATATATGATTGATGCAAAGGGGTATATGTTTTCTATTAAAAAATTGAGGGATTAAAATATATAGAAATCAGTAAAAGCAGTAAAAGCAGTAAAAGCAGTAAAAGCAGTAAAAGCAGTAAAAGCAGTAAAAGCAGTAAAAGCAGTAAAAGCAGTAAAAGCAGTAAAAGCAGTAACAATGAACATCCTTATTATCGAAAGTCCAGGAAAGCAAAAGACCATCCAAGGGTTCCTAGGAGCAGAATGGCGCGTCATTGCATCCATGGGTCATATCCGTGGTTTATCACACGATCTCAAATTCTTAGAGAATAACTATGAACCTACATACAAATTCCTTAAAGAGAAATCAAAAGCTATTGCTGCACTCAAAGAAGCTGCCAAAGGCGCAACAGAAATTTATCTAGCTGCTGACCGTGATTTTGAAGGAGAACAGATTGCATACTCTGTTAAAGTACTTCTTAAACTACCTGCATCTGTCAAACGCATTACCTTTACAGAAATTACTGAAAAGGCAATTCGTCATGCAATTACAAATCCTGGCACAATCGATATGAATCGCGTTCATACTCAACAAGCCCGTTCTTTACTCGATCTTCTCATTGGATTTACGATGAGTCCTTTGCTCTGGAAGCACGTTGCTCCTAGTCTATCCGCAGGACGCTGCCAGATTCCCTCTATTCGGCTTGTTGTCGAACGCGAAGATGCCATTCTCGCTTTTAAGACAGAATCTAATTGGTGTCTAAATACCAATTGGAACCATAATGGATTTGAATTTCCAGGAACTATGGATGATTCATTAGACGAAGAATCTGCTATAAATTATATGGAAAATGTAGTGAATATGAGCGGTACTATCATTGGAAATGATATTAAACCATGGTTCGCTACTGCTCCACCACCATTAATGACAAGTACATTACAACAACAAGCTAGTGCATTATTTGGAATGAATCCTAAGACCACTATGATGATTGCACAACGACTATATGAAGCTGGTCATATCACATACATGCGAACAGATAAAGCGGTCATATCTGAAGAAGCTGTCATTGCAATTAAGGCCTGGATAACTGGGAATTATGGTGCTGAGTTCTGTACAGGGGAGTCAGGGAAAAAAAAATCCAAGAAAGGAAAAGACGAAGAAAAATCTGGGTTGTCTGCACAAGAAGCTCATGAAGCCATTCGCCCTACGCATATTGAAGTAATCACAGTAGACGGCGAAGGTGCATCCTTATATCGCCTAATATGGCAACGAACCATTCAGAGTCAAATGGCTGCTGCTCAAGGTGAAGCATGTTTTATCAAGATTGATTTAGATGAATTCTTATGGACAAGCCGATGGAAACTTACTATATTCCCTGGATGGCAGGTAATTGGTCGTGTCGCATCTATTGATCAAGAGGAAGAGGAAGATGAAAAAGAAGAGAAAGATGTATGGAAAAAAGCAATTGAGATTCCAGTAGGAGCCATTGTACCATGGAAAACAATGAAAGCAGTTGATAAAGAAACAAAAGCACAAGGGCGTTATACAGAAGCCACTTTGATCAGAGAACTAGAAAAACACGGTATCGGTCGTCCGTCTACCTTTGCATCTTTATTAGCCACTATTCAAGAGAAACATTATATTAGCATATCAAATATTCCCGCAAGAATTATAAACGTCAAAGAGCATTCACTAGAATTTGGTTCATTGCCTATTAAAAGTCTGATGAAAGATAAGAAAGTCGCTGCTGAGAAGAATAAATTAATACCAACTGAACTAGGCCGCTCTGTTCTCGGATTTATGTTGAAACACTTTGATGATATATTCAATTATGATTTTACAAGTCGTATGGAGCAACGTCTGAATTTAATTGCAGAAGGAAAAGAGGAATGGAAAGCAGTTGTTCATGATACATGGATATCCTATAAAGAACGATATACTGCACTAAATGTAAAGAAAGAGTCAAGTGAACGCAATGAAAGAAAAGAAGCAGAGAATATAGGAGAATGGAATGGACATCCAATTGAAAAGAAAACGGGGAAGTTCGGCGATTATCTGCAATGCGATAAGATTTCAATCCCGTTTCTAATAGAATCACTTGAAGAAACCATTCAGCGCTTTGAGGAGAAGACGATTGTAAAGGGCAATGAACGAGTCTTTAAAGAATATGTCATACGTACTGGGCAATATGGTCCTTATATTATGAAAACTGGTCTTAAAATGGCACAGTTTGTATCTTTATCACGTGATGTTGATATTAGTATATTAACTGATAAAGATGTAGATGGATTATACAAGATTGGTCTTGAGCAAAAGAAGTCCAATAAATATAAGAAATAAATTACGGAATTAAATAAAGAATTAAAGTTGTAAACTATATTTAGAATGGCAGCAAGAGCATCTTCTACACGAGATGACAAAAAAGAAATGCAAGAAAAACGTTTTTTAAATGGATGGTCAAAAGAGCAAGAACAACTTATGGCAAGTTGGAGTGATATTGCCCTATGTTACAGATGGCTTCACGATAATGCCGAAAAAATATATCATAGTAAAAATCTCTGGATTAATTTACCTGTTATTATTTTAACAACTCTCGGTGGTACAGCCAGTTTCGGTGTTCAATCTATTTTTTCTGATAATTCTGCTATGAAACAATATGCAAGTTTTGCAATTGGTGGTGTATCTATTTTTGCTGGTATTTTAACGACTATTGGTAACTATTTACGTTATGCACAGTTGGAGGAATCCAATCGTGTTGCAGGTATTGCATGGGGTAAATTTCAAAGGCTGATTGCCATTGAACTTGCCTTAAATCCCAATGAACGTATGGATTCCATGGATTTCTTAAAAATATGTCGCTCAGATTTAGATCGTCTTATTGAACAATCTCCGCCCATTCCAACAGATGCAATTTCCATTTTTGAAGCGAGATTTGGAGATATTCATCATTTAAAGAAGCCAGATATTTGTGGTGCTCTTGAGCATACAACTGTATTTGATAGTTCAGATTCACGATTAAAACAGGTTGCAGTTGATGCAGCCATTCTTATGAAACAGCGACGTCAAACCTTGAATGAATTACTTTCTTCACAGGTTCAAGAAACAATAACTAAAAAAGTAGATGAGCGACTTAAGATTGTCATGGAAATGCAGAAAGTTGAACCTGTTCCTGAAGTTGTTCAAGATTCTGCAAGAACACGTAATAGGATTTTAGCACGACCTACGCTTCATAAGAAAGAATATCATGCAATTCAGATTAAACCTGCTACACAAGATCTAGAATCTATGGTAAAGCCTGTTGCAGAACCTATTGCAGAACCTATGGTAAAGCCTATGGTAAAGCCTATTGCAGAACCTATGGTAAAGCCTATTGCAGAACCTGTTGCAGAACCTATGGTAAAGCCTGTTGCAGAGTATGTAAATAATGAAATACACTCTGCAGCTATACAACCTGTAGGAGCAGATATACAACCAGAATTAAAATCTTTAGGAGTAGTTATACCGTCACTCGATTAATAAAAATTGAAATTTAAAAACTAGGGAATATAGATAACAATGATTAATCTGGAACAAGCATACGATATGGCAAATAAGCATATGCCTTGTGCTATCATGAAATCACGACTAAAACACATTCATATTGCGATGATTGTGAAAGGTAAAAAAATTCTTGGTATTGCATCTAACTTTCTCGGCTCACGCTCCAGCGGTTGTGGATTTGATGACCGCACGATCCATGCAGAACGTGCGGTCATCAAAAAAGTTGGAGATTACTCTTTACTTCAAGGTGCTATTATGATTGTGGTTCGAATTTCTCCTACAACTCGTCATGCAGGGTATTCTGAACCGTGTAAAACATGCAAGCCACATTTACAGAAATGCATGAAAAAATATGGATTAAAGTGTGTGTTTTATTCGGTATGATATACTGAGTTTCTACCAAGGTGTAAAATGAAATAGGGGGTTATATTTTTAATCTTTTTATTCGTTCAACAATTTCTTCATTCTGTCGTTTAAGATAAAGATTTTCTTTTTGTTGTTCTGATATAAGTATATATGTATACAATGCTCCTGAAAAAACAGTAGCTGCAACAGGAGTAGCTATATCATTTTTCTTATATACATGCAACACTTTTCTATTTACTGTATTTATAGACGATGTAAATCGTCGAAACATTACTTTAACTAGATTATTTTTTTAGCTTTAAATCTTTGACTAACAAAATCATTTAAAGCACGATTAATATCTGTCATATAGAAATGTCTGTCCTTAATGTATCCGCTTTGCAAGATGCACATAATCAACAGTCATCTACCAATAGTGAAAACACCATTGTCCAACCTGAACCTGCTAGTACCGCTACTGCCGTTAGTGCCGCTACTAACGCAACTACCGATAGCAAAAGTGATTCCAGCGCTCCGAATAGTGATTCACAGCCGAAAGAAGAATCAAAAAAACTAAAAGTTATCATCGGTCTTCCTGGCGATCATTTTAGCCAAGCATTTCTTCTTGCCTGGACCAATACCATTTATACAATTATTAGCTCTAATCGATATGATCTTAAGATTAGCCCTGGTAAAAGCTCCTTTGTCCCGTTTGCACGTATGCACACTCTTGGTCTAGATGTTTTGCGCGGTAAGGCACAGAAGGCATTTCACAACGAATCGTATGATGTCTTTGTGTCGATTGATTCAGATGTAGTCTTCTCAGCTGTTCAGCTTATTGAGCTCATTGAATGCACTAAAGTACATCCTGTTGTGTCTGGTTATTATATGATGCAAGACAATAAGAATTTTGCAGCAGTAAAGGAATGGAATAAGAGCCATTTTGCAGAACATGGTACCTTTCAATTTCTACAGCCAAAAGATGTTGAAGCAGATATTAAGAAATTTAGTGCAGAGATTGAAGAACGCAAGAAAGCTGAAGAAGAGAAGCGTGATCCTGGTCCTTTGTCTAATCCCGATTTTATGAAGGTATCTTATGCAGGCATGGGCTTCTTTGCTTGTCGTAAAGAAGTATTGGATTCACTGTCATATCCCTTCTTTAATAGAGAACTTCAGAGAATGCGCGGCAAGAATGGCTTGGAATTGGTGGACATGTGCAGTGAAGACGT